TGGTGCTAATTTTATTGAGTCAAGTCTGTATCACCTTGGTAAATCGGGCAGTGCTATACTGCGAGGTGAAGCCAGCATGGAAGGGGCGAGAACAGGACTAAAAGAAATAGCCAATGATACATTCGGTGCTATGGCCTATCTAATGGATGCAGGTGCATCAAAACAACTTACTGACCACTTACTAAAACATAATCCACGACTAGCACGTATTATGGATAGGACATTGCAAGAAGTAGATGTAGACCAAAGCCTTTCATGGTTAGCTAGAAAAGTAAATACCCTTAACATAATACAGGATGGGTATTTCAGACGTGCTATATTCAACGAGACAGTAAACAAAGAGTTACGGCGCATCGGCATGAACGCTGATGATTTTGTAGCTAGTGGTAGGGCTTTACCTTCAGATGTATTGCAAAGAGGTGTTGATGAGGCGTTGTCCTTTACCTTTGCTCGTATGCCACAAAAAGGTGGAGATAGAGCAGGTGACACTGTAGGTCATTATTTCGTTAAAGCAAATGAGATACTTGGTCCAATTCCGGGTGCAGTAGGAATACCAGTGGGTACGGGTGCATTTCCATTTGCTAGATTCATGGTTAATGCAATGCAATTCAACCTTGCATACAGTCCTCTTAGTGCCGTAGGCGCAATAACAAACGGCTCAAAGGGGATGTTTAATAAGTATGTAAAGGGTTTAACTGATGCTAAAACAGAAAAGCAGCTACGAAAAGCTAGAGAACAATTTGGTCAAGCTACTGTGGGTACGGCTGCTTTGTTTGCCGCCATTAAACATAGAGAAGAGAATCAAGATACCGAATGGTATGAAGTATACGACAATGAGGGAAGAACTATAGATACACGTCCATTCTTCCCTATATCTCCGTACTTAGCTGTGGCTGACTTTATAGTTAAGATGAAGAATGATGAACTGGACGAGGCTGGTATAAAGCAAGTTATGGAAGGTGTAACTGGCGCACAATTACGTGCAGGTGCTAGTGCGTACATGATTGATTCATTCTTTGAAAACTTAGCGGATGTTGTTGGTGAGGATGGTACAGATATTAAAGCAGAGAAGTTTGCTGAATATATGGGTGGCTACATAGGTGAATTAGTAGGGGCGTTTACTACACCACTAAAGCTGGTCAACGATGTTATGGCACAGTTTGATGCTGATGCTGCTATTGTCAAGGATGCTAGACAGGTTGAAGGAACTGGTGCTGCAGCCAGAGGAGTAGACGCATTTGAAAAGGCGGCGTTCCGTAGCGTACCCGGTTTAGCGCAAACATTACCAGAAAAAGAAAGCCCAACACAAGAAGACCCAATGCGTATGCAAAGCCCGTTGCTAGGACAACTTACTGGTGTAAGGCCAAAGGCTCGTAGAACAGAGGTGCAAAAAGAACTTATTGATTTAGGCTACGCTGATTATGAGGTAGTGCCAAGCACTGGAGATAAAGCAGCAGATGCTTTTGTAAAAAGAGCGATGGGTAAGTTCGTAGAAGAAAATCTATCAAGAGAAATAGCGCAACCATCTTATCAAAGACTAAGTGTTCGTGAAAAGAAAGCGGCTATGCGTAATAAATTAAAGAGATATAGAGATATAGCAAAAAAGGTGGGAGCAGCAGATGCTTCAATAGAAGCCCGTAAAGAGGGTCAAGCATTTACTCCGTTTGACCGTGCGCAGTGGGCTAAACTAAACACCAATGCACGTAAACTAGCTGATGAATACTACATGGAACGCTATGGTATGACGGTCATGGAAAAGCAAGAACAAGAACCCACTAGAAATCACTTCCTAGCAGGTAAAAAGATAGGCCAACAACTTAGTAGGGTTATGAAGTAATTTTAACGATTGTCACCGTCACCTTGTAAACGATTCCTAGCTTTCCTATCTGCCAATTTGTCCAAGTTGTCTTCCATGATTCTACCAAGGTTCATGTCCACTTCTTTAGCAAGCATAGCACAGTACCACATAACATCTCCAATCTCGTGACCCATAGCATTTAGTTTAGCGTGATAGTCTTCTCTGTCTGCACCATCACGTATTAGCTTCTTTGCTTTGTTAGCAATCTCACCAGCTTCACCAGCCAATCCCAATGTTAGATATTCTAGTGCTTTATTATCTGGGTATATTGCCGTTTCTGCAGCCCGTCTTTGGTACTCCGTTGCTGTAATATTACTCATGTACCTCTCCTTCATCCACTGTTCAGCTTCTTCCTTTAACCCCATTGTAATTACCCTTATCTAAATTCTCATAGTAAGCATCGTTCCAACCACGCTGCCACTCACGATACTGCATAGTGTTAGGGTCAAGGTTAGGACGATTCTCTTGGAATATATTTTTTCCATTCTTCATCACAAATCTACCACCACGCTTAAATGCATCGTAGCCCCACTGGTATTGTATACGCAGTGGTGCATCGTATTTACTTAGATTGTTTCTTCGCATCATTAGACTCCGTTGTTTTAGGAAAGTACTTAACAAGCATCTCTAGCTTGTCGTGATACGCCGATAGTTTCTCTAACTCTAAGTCTATTGTTTCCATTATGTCAGAGTGTTCGCCAATACCAACTGTATTATTCATATACACTTCTATATTAGCTTTGTGTTTATTAATTCCACCGACGAGATACGATGTCTGTGCATCTATTAACATGTCTCTCATTACTATCTCCTTTCTATGCTGCTGTCAAATCTACTATCTCACATACACCTGCAGTACACGCTAACTCACGTCCACCTGATGTAGTATCTTCTTTCTCAAACTCTTGCAACATTGACCAGTCTACATTTTTTGGCATCTTTGTCAAGAACTTTTTGTAATCATCCTTATCTATATCCTGATAAGGTGCTTGCTGATATGTATGCTCACTGAATGGCAAGAAGCTGATACCAGATACCTCATCAAAGTGTTCATATACCCACGCACCTACCTGCATCCACTCGTGTTCTTTAACAGAGATAGTTACAGATGGTTTGTGTTCACACCAGTAACGCTGATAGGTGAGCCATAACTCTAGCTGCTCTATTGCATTCATCTGTGTACGTGTGATAGCACCCAAGGGTGACTTCATAGGAAAGCTGAACACTGTCGTTGAGTCGGGTTTCATTACGTCAGGTTCAGCAGGTATGCCCTGTGACACAAGGAACTGTGTCAACGGGTCTTTGTTATCACCACGTACAGTGCGTATGTAGTATGGATTGTGTCTAGCATGTATACCTGACGCAGCGTCAGTAAGCTGTGACACTGTGCCACTAGGCTTAACGCAGGTAACAGCAGTTGACTGTGGTATTCCTAACTGTTTTGCCATAGCTTCATTAGTGCGTACCGCCTCGTCCTTTAGTATGCCAAGTAGAATAGGCAACTTTTCACCTGTTGTAGATGTCATAGCGTTGTCCATGATACCTGTCAGAGACACGCCAAGCAAACGCTCTTCCTCTGTATTATCTTTCCACACTTTACGTAAATATTTAAAGTCTGTTAGCGTAGCTTGAAATGTGCCAAGTATTGTGGCAAGCCTCACCTTTTCTTTCAGTGTATCCATAGTGTCAGTATCACGAATAACTACTTCAGATAGGTTACAGAACTGATAAGGACGTAAGATAATCTCAGAGCAAGGGTTGCAACCAAAGTCCTGTTCAGCATCACGCCTGCCATTCTTAGCAGCCTGTACCTGTGCAGACTTTCTGTTAAAGATGCCACGCTCACCCGACTTACTGTCATATAAAGATAGCCATTCACGAATGAACGTACCCATCTCTGGCTTACCTTTGTACGCTACAGAGTTATTAGCCAACGCACGTTGACCTTCGTTCTCCCACCACTTACCTGACTTGGCATGTGCCATCTGGTCATCATTCAGATTAGACAAGCTGATAAGTGCGCTACGGCGCACACCGCCTACGACTACAACTTCACCAATCTTACACATGATGTCGTGGCATTCAATCGGGTAGAGTCTACGACCTGCTGCTCTCTTAAACTTCTCAACACAGAAATCAAACAACTCTACCAGCGGCTGTGGGCCGGATGCTCTGCCGCCAAACGTCTTGAGCCTAGCACCTGCTGGGCGTACCTCTGATACATCCCATGCTGGTATCTGTCCTGCGTATAGCATAGCAATAAGTTCTTTCAGAGACTTTGCCCAACCGGGTCTGCTATCACCTACCTTGATAACTGTGTCAGTCTTATAGAAATCCTCTGCCACTATAGGCAGCTTCTCAATATTGTGACGCTCCACGCTGAAGCCTACGCCTGTGCCGCACATCAATATGTACATAGTCTCGTCAAACGCACGTGGACTATCCACAGGTACGTATGAGCAGTTATATCCACCAACATGGCATCTGTCCAGTGCGGGGCCACTGGTCATCAACGCTCTCATACTAGGCATGATAGACTGGTTTAATACAGCCTGTTCTAATTCGGCACGTACTTCATCCGATAGTTTATAGTTGTGCTTTTCTGCAAGATGCTTTTCCATATAGTCAAAGTATCTACACACAGTTTCACCCCAAGTCTCTCTACGTTGCTCGTCTTCCTTCCAACGGGCATAGCGTGATAGTGCTATAAAGTTTTGGTAGTCTGTAGGTAATGTGTTACTAATCATCTCTTACTCCGTAACCGTTCTAATATTTCTAATGTCGGCACCATCAATGTCATAAAAATATTCTTGGATACCGTCCTCTAATTCTTCACCAACTCTGCCATCAGCAGGAACAGGGTACTCTTCATCATCTATGTCGATGGTTATGTACATCTTAACTTTTATCACTAGCCATAACCTCTTCTATCAGCCTATCCAAGTACCACTTGGCCTTTTGCAAATCCTCTAACGGCTTGTCCTTGTAGTCAAATCGCCACAGATATTTCATAATGTTACCTTGCAAGTAATACTTGAAGTTAGTGTCAGTTGCAGCGGAGATAGCATCAATGCACTCTATACCCGTTTGGTTATAATGTGGTGGACTATTGACCATATCCACAACATTGTCACTTTGTTTATTTGCTTGATGCATTCGTATCTCCTCTTGTTCTAGTCTGGCTTTCATATACGCTTCGTACCTGCTCATGCTGATCCCTTTGTTCTAGTTGAAAAATCTATCTTAATGACGTTGCCATCATACACCTTCTCAACTTTATTTTCAAGTTCTTTTTCTAATTGTACTTCAATATCAATATCATCATTCATAGCTTTTACAT